ACTAAATTCAGTACTTGATAAATCAAGACCATCACCTGCTGTATAAGTAGTTCCTGCATCTGCAGCCCACTCAGGTGCTGTTGCACCAGAATTCATCTTTAATACTTGACCAGCAGAACCCTTTGCTAACTTAGCAAGAGTATTACTACCAGAAGCATAAATTACATCGCCACCTGTATAACTTGTGAGTCCAGTACCACCATCAGTTTCATCTAATGTTCCTGTGATACTTGATGCACCTAAGTCAACTGCTATTTCAGTTGATTCAATTACAAGACCACCATTAGATTTTAAGTCTGCTGCTACATCTACTGTACCACTAACTCCACCACCTGTTATACCATCTCCTGCAGTTACACCTGTTATATCACCAGTAGTAGCTGCTACCCATTCTGGAGCAGTTGCACCAGAGTTCATAGCTAATACTTGATTAGCAGAACCTTTGGCTAATTTAGCTATAGTATCTGTACCAGAAGCATAAAGTATATCTCCTGCTGTTACACCTGTTAAACCAGTACCACCATCGCCTACAGCTAATGTTCCAGTTATAGAAGAAGCTCCTAAATCTATTGCTACTTCTGTAGACTCAATAACTAATCCACCGTTAGCTTTCAAATCTGTACTAAAGGTTGTTCCTGATAAGTCGAGACCATCACCAGCAGTATAAGTTGTATTAGTATCGGTAGCTGCGATAGTAATAGAACCTGCACCAGGTGTTATTGTTACATTAGTTCCTCCAGTTAAACTAGCTTTAGTTAATGTATTTCCTGTTGTATTACCTATAAGTAATTGACCATTTGTGTATGTTGTTTGACCTGTACCACCATCACTAACTGCTAAAGTTCCTGTTATTGAGCTAGCAGCTAAATCTAATGCTAATTCTGTTGACTCTATTACAAGTCCACCATTAGCTTTAAGGTCAGTGCTAAATGTTGTCCCTGATAAATCTAAACCGTCACCTGCAGAATATGTAGTATCTGTATCTGATTTCCATTCTGGTGCTGTAGCTCCAGAGTTCATAGCAAGAACTTGTCCTGCTGTACCTTTTGCTAGTTTTGATAATGCAGTTCCTGTTGAGAAATATACTAAATCACCAGCTGTAAATGAAGATAATCCAGTACCACCATTTGTAGTTGGAAGAGTACCTGTTACTTCATCTGCTAAATCTATACCACCAGTTTTAATAGATACTGCACCAGATGCTACAGTAAAGTTTGCTGTTGCGAAACTTGCAATACCTTTATTAGATGTAGTTGCATCTTCTCCCGCAATAGTAAGTGTTGTACCTGTAGCAGATGTATCAATACCTTCGCCACCTGTAACTGTTAATGATTCAGAATCTAAATCAATGTCTATTGTTCCTGAATCTGATATTAAATCTAAATCTTGTGCTGTAACATTATCATCAACATACTTCTTAATAGATTGCTGTGTTGCTAAGTGTGTAGCAGAGTCAGATGCCATATCATCTTGGTCTTTTACTACACCTGTAGTTACTACTGCTGTACCTGCTTCATTAATTATTGTATTAAGTCTGTCATGTACATCATCAAACATTTCTGCCATAGCAACGAAACGTACTTTTGCTCCAATAGAGTGAGCATTTAACCCACCACCATATGTATCAATGTTTCTTGTTGCAGTTAAGTTAACACCAGTTTTAGCTGATATATAAACATACTCTCTTGTTGAATCACTATCTGGGTCTATTACTAAATAAAATCCTGAAGTTCCAGAACTAAAATCTGCAATGCTTCCAGGAGAAGCTGCAACAGATACTGTTTGGTCTGATGAACTTGCAGAAAGAGCAGAAATTAATGTACTCTCGTATGCGTTTTGTAATTGCGTTTCTCTTGCTACCATATTATCCTAAGTTACTTACAGCCAATGTACCTACACCTAACAATCTTGTTATAGATGTAGTAGTACTTTCAGCCCTAACACCTCTTATTCGTATCATACAATACTGCGTGACAGAACCTCTTGTTCCATCTTCAATTATAGGATACTGAACAGATTCTACCACACCTCTTATGGTTTCACTAGGTTCATACAAAATTAATGTAACTGAATCTCCTTCTTTATTCTTTAATGACTGATAGATAGTTTCACCTAGTCCATTAATCCTAAGTCTCTTTCTATTAGGTCTTTCTATTTGGTCAGATAAATTAATAGGTATTGTTACAACTACAAGTTCTGGTCTTGGTAGCGCTCTTATAGCTGCTGACCTAAATTCAGGAGAGGATGTAAATGTAGTATTAGATTTTAAAACTATCTTTGCATTAACATATCTAGCAGTTCTGTTAAGTTCGTACTCAACTCCACCTGTACCAGCTACAGATTGTCCAACTAATTCCCAGTTAGCACTATCTACATCATCAACTGTATCGTAAGCTGTTGAAATATATACATCTATTTGTTTACCACCAGATAATTCATTATGTTCTACTTCAATACCAACCCATTGCTTTTGTTCCGAAGTAAAGAAATCAGCATTAGGTAGTATAATATAACCTTCAGTTTCAAAAATAGTAGAGCTTTCTTTATAGATATCTTTTCCAGCTCCTACAATTATAAATTTTCCATTAGCTTGAGTGATTCCTGTAATTTCTGAACCTGTTCCTATTTCTAAATCTCTAGCTAATCCTGCAGTTGGTAAGTAATATCTCCATAAATAAGATTTACTTCCAGATTCTTTAATACCCATATAGATACTATCTCTAGTTCCAAACATATGTTTAGGAGAAGCATCTATTCCTGATATAACCCATTCTTTAATTAATTGTCTATCAGCTAATACATACAAATCATCTGCAACTGTTAACTGAGACCTATATAATCTTCCAGTATTTGTACTAACTTCTTTAGTACCAAATAGAATTATTCCTTCAGCAGCTGCAATACTGTGTACTTCTTCAAATGGAACATGCGTTTGACCTTTTAATGTCATTGTTCCAGCTATATCTTTTATAGAATATATATTTCCATCAGTACTAGAAGCTAATACCACCGCACCTGCATCTACTACTGATGTAATATCATATGTATTCTCTGAAACAACTATTGAAGAACCTGTTGCTAGGTCAGAACCTGACCAAGTCTTACCAAAAGGATTAACTGCCCATAGATATTCTGCTGTTGTTGTCTTACCACTAATAAATAATTGTCCTTTTGTAAACCATATACCTGTTAAACCACCAGAAGAAGACATTCCTGTAGTCTCTTCGGTCCATGTTGATGAACCATCAAACTTAATTAACTCTGAATTACTTGTACCATTAGCAGTTGTAAGATACAAACCATTACCAAATGTAGCTATACCAGTAAAGTTATAGTTTATTGTTAAAGCTGAGTATGATGAATCAGATACTTCTGCCCAAGTAGCACCATTATCTGTTGATTTGTATACTTTTGTAGTATCAGTTAGCCATAATTTACCATCTTGTGTCCTTGCTAAATAGTTATTAGAACCTGCTAAATCATTACTACCACCTCTAACATTTATTTCATCAGTTGTATATAGTAAATGAACCTTATAACTACCTTCTTCATCTCCGTGAAATACATCAATACCTTTTGAATCAAAGAATTTAGTAACATCATCTTCTTCTCCATTTCTTTTATGAGCTGTATCTAATCCTTCACCACCAGAAAAGTTATTTCTAGAGAAAATCTGTCCTACGTTAGTAGTAATATCTTCAGGATTAACTGCTAAGTTAATATCTTGTTGAGGAAATTCTGCTGATTGTACTGTCATTGTCCTATCTGGACCAGTAGCAGTACGCATTAACATATCGTCTAACTGTAAGTTATACCCTTTTCTTTTTGGGTCTGTGATTTCAGATGCTAATGGAACTCTAGGCATTATATACCTGGGTTATGTGTACCGTTGATAGAAACTGATTCTGGGTATCTAGCTCTTAAATTCTTTCTAGCCTGTTGTATAAGTATTTGTTGATATTGAAGTAATGAATTTCTTATACTTGTTGATGAACCTACAGGATAAACAGCTGCCTGTAATGATTCTGTTATATAATTCTGTGTTGCCATTGGTATATCTCTACCAGAGATTATCTGTGCTGCTACTCCTGCCATAACTATTGGCTCATATTCTGTCTCTAATCCCATAGAAGATAATGTTGTTGATTCATTAGTAGGTGCAATAAACTTCTTTTTAAATGTAACATAGGCTGAATGTCCTGAAGAAATATTATAAAACTGTAATGCATTAATAACTGAAGGACCACTTGAATATGTTTTAGTTCTTTCAGTACCATCATCATCTGTATAAGTAAATGGATTTGGTAACTGTATTAATTGTACTGATACAGGTGAAAATATACTTCCTGTTGAATCAGAACCAGATGCAAACTCTGTATATTGAGATATAGCTTTTATAGGATTAACTAAATAATTATAAGTATCTTGGTCTGTACCATGTGTTCCAAGTAATACATAACCAGTACCAGCAGTAGCAGTTAATGTTTCAACAGCGAATAAAGTTGGATAAAGATTTTCTACTTGGTCTGATATAGCATCGAATACTACCTTACGTGTAAAAGGAGGGTTTATTTTTAATAAATCACCTGTTGAATGTGAAGCAATAGTAGTACCACGTGCAGCTCTTACCACAGTTAACTGTGATGATGAAGTATTTAAAGAAGAAACTAGCATTAGTTCTTCTCCAACTTCTACATATGCACCAGTACCTAACGCATCTTCTTCTTCAGAAGTAAGATATGTTGAATCGTAGTCAATTATTGTATCACTTGTACTATCAGTAACAGCATCTTTTAATACTGTAAATGATGATACATCATCGTTAGGTTCTAGATACTCTCTAAAAACCCTGTCTATTAGATGTCCTACGTTTACACTCATAGTAAACCTATAAACTAACTAATATTAAATCTATCGTTCTTGCTCCGCCTTCAGTAGATGCAGATATTAATTTAATATATCCACCTACTGCATAAGCATGTGTGTATGGGTCTACTACAGTCCAATCATCTACTGCTTTAGTAAATGTTAATGCACCACCTGCTGATGTTTTAACATCATGAAAGTTTGTGCCATCAAGACTAAATTGTACAGAAACTGTTGCTCCTGTAAACGTTGCAGGGAATTTAATTCCTGCTATTGCCATACCTAAAGTATCTATTACATCTGATGCTGTTGCTCCACTTGCTATACTTGCGGTTTTTGCTATTGCTTTACTCATATTTTCCTAACTATAGCAGAACTTTGGAAAGGTATTGCTACTCCTCCAAAGTTTCTACTAAATTTTTTAACTATTAAGCAACGTCATTAATCATACAATGGTATGAAGGAGGACCGAAGTCGTATCCCATTTCCATGTAGACTGCTTTAGCTACTCTTGCGTAATCATCTTGGTCAATATCACGAACGAACACAGTACCAAATCCTGGGATATTGGTAAACACTGGTTGTACGAATGCAAAGTCCACAATAAATGCTTTGTTTGCAGGCATGATATTAGGGTCAATGACCATCATACCTATTGAACCGAATGGAGTAACAACTGTATCGATGTCAATACCAGCGATATTTCTATCTCTAGGTAAGACAGCGGCAGTTAATGCTCCTGAAATAGCACCATCAACTGTTAGCTCTTTGTTAAGGTCTAACAATTGTTGTGGGCTGACACAAAGTACAGGGTTAATCATTGGTGCAGAAGCATCATAAAGCCTCTTTAAAGCACCAGCAATTGTATCCCAGTGTAGTTTTTGGTCAGTTCCAGAACCTGTTCCAAGTGTATCGTTATAGTAAATGTTACCATTGATACCCCCAGCGGCTACTGTGTTATTAGCATTAGCATTAAGAGCTAAGTATTCTGCTAGTCCACGCATTTCTCTTGTACCAGCACCTGGTGTTGTATTAGCACCATCTGCAAATGTACCGTTGAATGCGAACCATTCTACTTCTCTTGCTACTTTTTCCATTGCTAGAGTTAATTGCTCTGCAAATTCATCAACAATTGGATTTCCACCAGCGAGTGCTAGCTTGTCTCCAGCTGTGACTGTTCCATCACCATCTGATGAAGCTGCTATGTTAGCAGATAAATCAAACGGGTTTTGGTTTCCGTATGACGCCATTGCTGTGTATGTCATCTTGACACCTTTATGGAATACCTGCGTTACACCTGTAAATGCGACTCTATCTCTACCTAAATATTCAGTAGGTTGGTCTCCTTCTTTACCTTTAGTAGGTTCAGAAGAAACAGTTGCATTGTCAGCTGCTTGGATTTGCCAGAATGTAGAGTTAAGTACTTTACCTCCGTTTAATCCACCAGTTGCAGATAAGAAAGGTGTTCTTTGACCACCGACACGGAATAGCTCGCCCGAAAAGTTATTAACCTTTTGAGCGTAAATTGAATCATTAGTCAGCGTTATAGCTGCCATAATGTACCTCCGTTATTATCTTGTATTAAACTATTACTTGTTTTTTTCTTGTTCGAGTAATGACAACCTAGCTGCAATACTTGCTTTAGGGTCTCCTGTAGCAACTATCTTTTCTAGTTGTTCCATCACATCTGTGGGTACTTCTGATTTAGAATTTGCATCAAGTGCAGCTACTCTAGCGCGAGCATCATCTTGGGCTACTGGTACTTCCTCAGTTTGTGGTATTTCTTGATTAATTCCACTAGCTTCAAAACCATATTCGTCTTTAGCAAACTGTGCGATAGCTTCTTTTTCGATTGGGCCATCATACACTTGTTTTAACGCCTTACCGAAACCTTTATCAGTCGTAAGTCCAATCTCTCCGAAGACAGAATCAAGCTCTTTTTGTTCATAAGAAGCTATCTTAGCTTCTGCAACTTTAAGCTCTTTGTCCTTACGCTCTATAGTTTCTCTCATTTGTTTTGCACCAGGTGATTCCTCTCCTGCTACATCAAATTCATTTTCCATTTCGTACCTCCTCTATGTGTTTACCTAACAGACAAGACCATAGGCATCCTGCCGTGGTGCTACCTTACCACTTGACTTATAATCTGGTAGCTTAAAGTTATAAGTCCATTACTCTACGTATTTAATACAAGCTTCCAACGTAGGCCTGAAAGCTGGTTTGATGGTCTATTTACAGCGGACCTCTCAACGCATAAAACTATTATACACTAAATCTATGTAAGACCAGTTACTTTGTCACCTTTTTTTCTAGAGCCAGTAACAAATGAACTTGCTGATATAGCTTCATTTGCGGCTTTTTGTACTGCAGACATAGCTTCTGTATTACCTATAGCTGCTTCAGCTAATGTATCTACATTAACATTTCTTCCTAACCCAGCTGCTTGTGATATTATAGGTTCGGCATTGCTGTATATATTCTTAGCTGTTTCTCTTGTTAATCCTTGTTTTCTATATCTCTCAAATTTACTAAATTCAAATGAATAACCTTTAGATGTAGCTTCTGCACCTATTTGTAATGTAGCAATATCATTATTAAGTATTGCATCTTGTATATCTGGATTTAATAATCCAGCTAATATAAGTTCTGGTGTGACACCTTCTATACCATGTTGTTGTGCATATAATTCAGCAACTTGAGGTATGTCATCAATTACTGCATCATATACTATATTAACACGTGTATCAAACTCTTCTGGACTAACTAAGTTAGTTATCATTGTTTCAAATTGTTTATCAAATGCTTCTGCATAAGGTATGCCAAACTCAGCTAATGTATTTCTAAAAGATGCTTTATTAGACATAGCTTCTAATTCAGTCATAATTAGAGTTCCATCATCTCTAAGTAAGTAACCAAACATATCTTCATACATAGGTTCTTTTCTTAACATTCCAATTGCAATATCTTTATTACCATAAGTTACCCAAAACTCTGCATATTTATCAATGAATTTTTGAGGAAACATTGAGAATAAAGACTTAGCTAAAGCAGCTCCTGTACTTGAAGAACGTCCACTTGCTGTGTCAGAAACACCAGACATAGCTGAATCTACATCAGAATAAAAACTTACATCATCTGTACCTGTATATATAGAGCCACCTTCTCCACTTCTTCCTGCCATTGCTTCACCAGGATTAGTTGTATAACCAGCTTTAGCTAGTTCTGCGGCTCTTTCTTCTGATACTTCATAATAGTTTTGTCCATCTGTTCCTTGACCATAACCTAAGTCGCTTCTATAAACTCTAACCATTAGGAACTCCTGTTCTTATATTGTAATCTCTTGCTCTTACAACATTTGCACCACCTGGATTAGAACTTCCACCTAAACTAGTATTTATATCATCAAAGAAATCAATACTTGTTTTTTGATATCCTCTATCTAATCCTATTTGTCTTGCTATTTTATTCTGTTCATTAATATCATTAGTTTGTACCATTTCCATAATACCTGGGTCATCAAATTCTGGTACAATACCCCATATAGTTTGAGCTATACTAGAAACATTAGTCATAATACTTGTCCAAGCAATTTCTCTATCCCAATTAGAATTGAAAGCAAATCTTGCGTCTTTTAATTCTTCTATAAAATTTTCTGCAAATGCTGGGTCATTAGTATAACTTCCTGCTAAGTAATCTAATCTATCTAAATATGGTTCATGTAATTGTTTTGGTAGCCAAGTATCTAATAATTTAGTTATTTCATCTACACCTTTATCACTTATAGTGACACTACCTCTATCTAAAACATCTTGAAATTCTTCAGATACTTCATAAATAGAATTTCTTTGTGTAGCAGCAGTTAATTCTGCAGTTGCTCTTACAGTAGTCCAAGCACCTTTAGATAATTGTTCTGCTACCCAATTAATACTATCTTCATCTAAGTTAGATTCTAAGGCTTCCAATGTCTTTTTTACTGTTATAACATTATCAGCAACTAATTCCTGTCTACCTAATGGGTCATTTTGATATTTAACAGCTTGATTGTATTCTGCTTTAGAATATCCCATTTTTGTTATCATCCCGCTATCACCAAATAATTTATTTTCAGCATCTAAATCTAAATTAGATAACCAATTGATAGGGTCTTCAATAATATATTCAATAACTAAATTTTTATATTCTTCTTTTTTAGTCCAAGGTAAATTAGTTTCAATACTTACTATCTTATTTATAAGCGAATCAATACTTGTATCTGAATCTTGTAAGTCAGACAAAGGTCCTGCATTAAATACAGTCCCATTTTTAATTAATTCGTCCCATTGTGATGTACTTAAAAATTGAAATCCTTCAACATCATTAGACATAACACCGTTTCTATCATAAGTAACTTTACTTACATCAGATAATGTTGGAATATCTTTAACATCTATAGACCAATAATAAATATTGTCATTGTATTCATATGCTAAATAAAAATTGTCACCAACTTGTATTAAAGTTGTTCCAATAGGTCCATAAGTTATTTGTTTAGACATTATCTACTACCCTGTAACCATTTCATATATGTATATTCTGCATCTTGTATTTGTTGAGCTTCATCAGATAATGTTTGTTGTTGTTCAGCTCCTTCATCAATCTCATCATATACTTCATCTACTGGGTTTTCTACATTAAATTCAGGTTTTAATCTATCAAATGTTACAAAACCACCATATTCTTCTCTAAGTCCTTGACCTGTTCCTTCTCTTTTAAAATATGTTTGCATTACTTCACCAGCTCTAATAAATTTATCTTGAGCTACTAGAGCATCTACATAACCTGACCAATCTTGTGCAACAGAATTAATAAACTCTTCTTTTAGTTCATCAGTTAACGGTCTTTTATTTACTTGTTGATAATAATCTTCAAAATCTTCAGCTAATGTAGTCATATTAGGAAATATATTATCTGTTCTTATTTTTGTAGCAGCTTCTATATCCATAGTTCTTTTTGCTATATCTTCTTCAGCTTGTTTTTTATCTAAAAAACTTAATAATCCATTAGCAAAAATTTCTTTACTTGTAATATATTTTGTACTTACAGGTTCTCCCTCTTTTATCTCTAGACCACCATAAAAACTATTTATATTAGGATAAAATTTAAAATCTAATTTACTTTCTTCTACAGTTTCTACAAATGCATTTCTATTTGGAGAATTAGGATACCATTCAGTATATTCATTATCTATATATTTTAAAGCTTCAGATATTAATGAATTAGTAATTATCCCACCAACACCATTAACTTCATTACCTAGTTCTTCTACGGTAATATATCCACTAGCTATTGCAGCATCTTGTATTGCCATCAAAGCATTCTGGTCTGTATTTATTGTTTGAACAAAACTATCTGCAAAATTAGCTGCAGGAAAAAACTTACCTTCTCTAACAGTTTCTATTTGAGGTAAACCATCTTTAAATACTGGTTCACCAGCTTCATCTGTAACTTGTATTATTCTACTATCAGGACCAATATATCTCTGATTTCCAGATGAGTCTATGAACTCTCTACTTCCTGCTGGTACATAATTACTAAATGCTTTTAATATATTACTTTTAATTACATCCGAACTATTGTCACTTCCTAAGTGTAATAAAATTAATTCAAAATCATTTGCTCCTACATATTGAGAATAGTCATTATTAAGATTTTGAAATGTAAAGTTACTAAAAGAATCAGAAATCTTCTGTATCTCTCCTTCTAGTTCTTTTCTTTCAGCGTCTGTTAAAGCCATTATCCTTCTCCAATAATAGGTGGTTCAGTAATTTGTGTACCAAAGTCTATTTTTTCTTTATTTAATGCAGTATTATAGTTCATAAAACGAGAATCATTAGACATTAATCTAATTATAACGTTCATATACACAGGATAAAATTCTGGATACAATCCAATTGTGTAATAAGCAGCTTGTGCTACTTGTTTTCTTATAATTTGTGCATCTTCAGTTTTTGATGTTCTCCACCATTGAGTTGAATAACCTGCATCAACTGATATCTTTTCAGCTTCAGACCAAAAATTTTCATAAAAGTATTTAAAGCCTTGACCAGCTTCAGTACTTTGTGCAAATGTGTTTGTTCTCCAAACATCTCTCATTTCATTAAATCTAGTTATAGTACTTGGAGTTTCTGTTTGTCCGAATTCATTTCTATAACCTGGTTTTAAATCCATTAACGCTAAATTGAAAGCTTGAGACATTAATTCTTTTTCTTTAGTAGATAAATTAGTATTTAACTCTAATTGTTCTTTAAAATTTTTAAACATTACATATCCAGAAGCATTATTAGCATTTGGAATATAATCTCTAGGATTTAAAGTAGCTCTTTCTACTACATCTTGCCAATTTTGTTCTGCTAAAGGATTATCTGATTTTAAAAATTGTAAAGTATTTGGCATAGCTTTTAATTCATCTCTATTATTTTTTTGCCATTGTATTACTTTTGCATCAAAGCTAACACTGTCAGTACCTTTTTGTTTTTTAGTTTCTAAAATATATGAATGATTAATACCAAATGTATTAAAAAAGTCTTTTCCTGCTGCTTGATAGTCTCCTGCATGTTTTTCAACTAACTTTTGATGTTCGTTTGCTAGAACACTTACACCAAACCATTTTCCATTCTTATCTTCTAGTACTAATTCATACATAGCACCTGTTAAGAAACCGAATTGTGATGCTGCTCTAAATAAATTTAACCATCTTCCTTGATGTGCAGCGTATCTCATAATTGCTAAATCTAATACTGCAGGAGTAAGAACACCTTTTGGAACATCTATAGGTAAATTGTTATTATCAAGGTATTGTCCAGCTAATGCATCAACACTTTCCTCAAAAATTTTCCTTTCACCATTCCAATCAACAAAGATATCTTTTATATACTTATCTAATTCACCAGATTCTAATAATTTAATTTCACTATGAGATTCTTTAACACCATCAAATACAGTAATTGTTGAATCTGCACGCATATTTTCTACCTTACTATCCATAGTAAATTTTTGTAATTCTAAATCATCATCTAACCATGTATCACTAAGTGTTTCTGTAATTAAATCTAATCCACCTTTACTTCCTTTAAGTGCAGCAGAAGTTTTTTGTAACCAAGCGATATCTCCACCTTTTAGTGCATCCATAAAATTATCAGGTGGTGGGAATTCTCCAAAAAATTCTTCTGTAAGTTCTACAGATGCGGGTGTTTTATCAAATAATAACTTAGCACCAAAAGCGACAATTGAATTTGTATTAGGAAAGCCTTGACTTGCTATCATGTTTACACCAGAAGAGAAACCTTTCATAATTGTTCTAAAAGTAGAATCTTCTCCGAATAAAAAGTTATTAAAAGAATTATTCATTGGCATAAGAAACATATCTTCACCAGTATTTTTATCTTTATGAAAGGAACCTTGTCCTGAATAAGTATAGGTCCCACCTACAGCTCTATTAGCTTTAGCAACTAAACCAGCTTGTCTTATAAAATAAGGATTTTGTATTGATAGCTTTGACCACCTTTTTCCAAGTTCAAAAAATATTTCTGGGAAAGGAAATGCATTTCTAAATACTTCTGAAAATCTATGTCTTTCACTTGCATCATACAAAATAGACTTCATTTCAGATAATGCATAAGAAGATGCTTCTTTACTCCAAATTTCAAAATCATCAATTTTTCCACTTGTTGTATTTTTAATGTCTTTTAATTTCTTAATTACTTTATTAGGTATAGCTGCTGTAACAGCTTCATCAATAAATTTTTGTTGGACTTTTGGTGTAAACATTTCAAAATGACTACTTAATCTTAACCATCTATATTGTTTGAATGTTGTACTTCTATGTAACATTGCTAAAGGCTGTGTTAATAAAAATTCAAATTGTGCATCTAAAAAGTAATCATACTTTTCTAACATTTCAGCATTTCTTTTTGTATCAGGTACATCAGGTATTAAAGCTTTACCAAAATCAAATAACTTATCTTCAGTTCCTGGAATAATTTCATCTATAAATTCTTTATACCCTTTTTTCATATTTAATTTTTTAATAGAACCGAAGTTCTCAAATAAATTATCATAAGAAGGTGCCAATTTAACTGTTTTTCCACTTGGAGTATTCATAATTCCTGTCCAAATAGATTCTCTTAATTCATTACTACCTGAGAATGAGAATGAATTATCATACCAATGTGTTCCTGCTTTAGCACCAGAAGTATATTCACCCCAATGAACACCTACTTGAGTAGGCATACCTGTTCTAAATCTTATTTCACCTTCTTTTTCAGCTAAATAGTTAATAAACTTATCTGTATTCTTTCTTAAATTCCTATATGTATCTCCAGTATTATCTATTAAATCTTGTATTAATCTTGGAGCAGGAGGTAATTTTACTTTTACACCGTCTACAGAAATAATACCATCAGGTGATTTAGCCCACTCCATCAAAGAATCAGACCATCCTAATCTTGCTACTACTCTTGTTATAGGGTCATTACGTAATTTAAGATGTTGAAATATATATCCATCTAAAGCTTTAGGGTGGTCTGATGAAACAGGTACATAATTTATATCTGACTTGTTAATCATATTCCTAGTATTAAAACCTTGTCTATTTATATTAATTCCAAGAGCCTCATGATAAATTACACTCATTGTTATTTCATTTACATCTTCACCTGAGTTTATAATTTTTTCCATTACTTTTCTAATAGGCGCTCTTTTAGGTAATTGTCCATATGAATACATCCAATTAGTAAAATTGAATGGATGGTCAAAAATAGAATCTAAAGTAGGATGTACAAAAAATCCTATTTGTTCTTCAAGTAAAACTCTTTCTGTTAATGAAGGTTTTAGAATTGCTCTAGGTTTAAACCAGTTATTATTCCATTGGTCAAATGACCAAGTAAATATATCTTCTTCAATTTTTCTACTAGGAATTTTTAAACCTTTAAAAAATCCATCTTCTTTAATATTATCTTTAATCTTTTTTAAAGCTTGAGGTGTTATTACATCATCAACTGTATCAGGTAAATCAGTAAATAATCTTCCTAATGTTCTTTGTAACATACGATTATTATTTAATGACGCACCGTTATCAGCTGCTTCAGATAATTTAGATATAGTAGGAATAAATATAGTTTCTCCTGTTTCTGGATGTCTCATAGTTCCTGTCCATTCAGAGTTTAATTGTCTACCTAAAGGGTCTACAATATAATTTTTTAATTGAGTTTCAGAGTTATCTGCTAAGTCAATCCTTCTTTGTACTATTTGACTTCTTTTTTCTCCTTTACGTGCAGCTATTAATTTAACATCAGCTTTTTTCAATTTTCTTGCAAAATCATTAACTGTTTGTACAGTCCATTTTGGAATAGATTGAAATTCATCAATTAACATACCTGCTTCTTTTTCTGGGTAACCAATATTACTTAAATGTCTAACGAGAGTAGTAAATGCTTTACCTCTATTAGCATACGATAAAGTATTATTAGGTTGTAATGAAAACCATTTTTTCCAAAAATAACTCATACCATCTGTAAACTCATGAAAGAATCCCATATTTCTAGCTAAACTTGAATTACCTGTTTTATTCCATTGCCTAAATTCATCTTGAGATAAAGTTTTATTTATATTAGTTAATTCCATCTTCTTTTGAGGATTACGTAATTTTTTATAAGCTCGAGTAGGAAATCTAGCTACATTATCTAAATAATTTAATGCCTTGCTACCTCCTCTTCCTATTAAACTTCCAGCTGAAGGCATCATTATATTTTTACCAGTAAGTTTATTAACTCCAGTACTAAGTATTTTAGATTGTCTTAAAGGACTTTCCGTTAATTTGAATGGCATATCCATTCTTGGAAGTTTTACACCTGCATCACTATAAATTTTTGTAAATAATTTCTCCATTTCATCAATGTTTTTAATTCTTTTAATTTCTTTTTGAACTGCTTCTGGAAATTTACCTATAAAATTATCTGTTGCTATTTTGTAACTATTATCTAACTTTGTATATTTATTTAAATTACCATTAAGTCTTAAGCTATTTGCAATTTTAGGACCAGTAGTATTAAAAATACCATTTGCCCTACCACCAAACAAACCATAATCTTTTTTGTACTGAGCAGTTTGTCTTTTAGAACTCTTTATTTGTTTTTGTAATTCAGGAGAATATTTTTTATATTTTCTTATTGGAGTTGCATAATCAAATGTATTTAAAAACTCATCAATGTTATCTACAGATTTACCAGTTAAAGGATTAACTTTATTATTAGTAACATACTCACTAATCATTTCTCTTTTTTTAATATGACTATATAAAGAAGCATCATCTATGCTCTCAAGTTTATTTACATTCTTTGTTAAAAACTGTAGTTTTTTTGCAAATTTAATTCCTTTATTAAATATAATTTCAGGAATTATTCTTTCTGAACCATCAATTAAACCTGATAGTTGATTGTATTCATTAGAACCTACATCATATAACAATGAGGCCTGGTATCTTCCAGAAGAATAAGGTATTTGTATTCCTAATAACTCATTTTGATTACGTTGTCTAACTTGTTCATATTGCTCAGCTGCTTCAGGTGTATATATAAATTGCCTACCAGCAAATGCTTTTATTTCATTTGGATTAACCAAAGAGTTCCAATGTATTTCACCATCATTATTTCTACCTATTATTGCTCTTCCATTATCTTCATAGAATGCTTTTGCAGATTCCTCAAAAGAAAATCCTTTTTGAACCATGTCTGCAACTATTGCACTATCTTCAGCAAACATACTTTCTCCTATTAATACATTATCCCTATTAAAATTTACAGGTCTCCCAGAAACAACTTCTTCATGGATTTGTGCAATTACAGGTTTACCCGCTCTTTTTCTAGCTTCATTTGCATAACCTAACCATGCTTTTGTTTCTTCTATCCAATTACCTTCATAACCTAAATCAGTTACTTTTGTATCAGCAAAATCTATTGGTACATATTGTTGTGACCATTCTTTAGTTTTACCAGTTTCCATATATCTGTCTAATGCATTTAATTGTTGTGCATAGGCTAAGATTCTATTATTAAATAAAGCTCTATTACCAGGTACTAATAGATTTACTCCTGGTATACCCATAGCTACCTTTTCTAAAGGATTTAAATTTTCAAACTCTTTACTTCCTGGAATCTTTACTAACTCATCTGTCTCTTTATCTCTTATTAATTGTGGTTTCTCAATTGAACTTCTATAACTAGGACTGTATCTTACAAATATATCTGACATCGCATTAAAAGTTTCTGCAATTAATACTCCTGTTTGTGTTTTCCCAAGAATAGGTGCAGATGGTGTAAAGTCAATAACACCTATTGGTGTTTCTACTTCACCACCTTTATCAACATAATTACTACCCCAAATTAATTTATTAACTCCCCAAAGTGCTGATGAAAATCCTCCGAATGTCAGAACATCTATATAGTTAAAAGTCATATTGTCAGCAAAATCTTTTGTTTGATATTCTTTTTTAGATTCTTCATAAGCATTCGCAACCTGTATTGATTGTTGTTCTATATAATTATCATTTAAATCTACAATAGATTGTGAATCTATAGGAAGTTCTTCATCACTAAACTGTGCAAGATTCATTGTAATTTCTACAGGTAAATTACTAAACATTTCATTAATAGCTTCAAATCTATTTAAAAATCTAGGATTTTGGTCTATTAAATCATTAACTTCTTTTAGTCGCATCTGCTCTATACGAGCTAGTTTAGCTATAGCTGCTTGTTCTAAATAATTACTACTCATAAACTAAAAAGGTTTTTGAGCGTTTCTAGTATTTCTCAGTTGTGCGATTAATAAGTTATTTTCACTTCTTTTTTCTAATACATCTAATAAGATATCTACATCATCCTTAAGAAACATATTATTATTTAAACCACCTTCAAGCATTGTTCCTTTAGTAGCAGACTCAAATTGTCTATCAGTTGGAGCATCAATATTAACATTTGGAAAATTCTTTACATTAGGTAAACCACCAGTAGCAGCTACATTATTTTCTATTTGTTGTCTACTACCATAATCTCCACCTGGAGCAGCAACAGGAGCAGAAGGATTCCCATCTGTTCTTTGACTACCTTTACCTATACCTGAAACTGCATTTTTAGCAGAAGGTGTTGGCTTTCTGTATCCTCCACGACCTGGCATTATATATCACCTCTATCAGTATAATCTTTAGTTATAAATATAATAATCCCACTAACAGGGTAAATTATATTTTCTACATTCTCTGAGAGAATATCAAATTCGTCTTGTACTCCGTATTCGTTGTACACCATATCCCAGAACTCCACATCTGCATAGTCTTCCATTACCCACCTAATGCCTGTGCAATGCTAGGCGGAGGACCTTGTGGTGGCAAAGCCTGTCCACCTATCATCGCTTCTTGTTCTGGTGAAAGCTGTGGTTCTTCAGGTGTATAAAATTGTTTCATAATATCTGTTATAGCATTAGGGTTTTCATAAATTGCTATTGCAGCCATAGTAGCTGAAGGGTCTCCTTGTGCAGACCTAGCAAGTATTGAATCAAATAAAACACCTTCTGCTTTATTCTTCCTAATACGTTCTTGAACCTTTTGTATATTTTCTAAACCATCTATGTTATCTTGTAAAGTTTCTGTGTCTATAACACCTGCTTGTAATAATTGTAAACCAGTAACAATCTTTTGTGGTTCATCAAAACCAGCCATAACACCATAGATACGTCTAGTTCTTGTATCTACAATATCTTTTAATGGATTATAATTTTCTGTAAAAGCACTACCATTAAGAAAACCTTTCATAGGTTTCTTTCTTTCTTCGGTTGTGTAAGCCAGAACCATATCCATTTCTAATCTTTTAGCATCCATTTCCTGGATACCTTTTTTAATTATTTCTCTGTATTCATTTATCATTAATGACATAGCGCCATTAAGTTCTTGTAAACCAGCTCCTGTTACAAATGAATTAGGTGACTGCGCATCATCAGTAACAGGATAACCACCTACAAGCCTCAATTGTCTTTCTAATCTATCTATTTGTTGAAACAACTGATAAGGCATGTTGTTCTGTGGTTTGCTGACTTGAGTACCAGGAGACAAATAGTTTACAGCAAATCTGCCTTTTCTATATTGTCCTGATTCAAGTTCACCTGATATATTTGTTTCTGTGAAGACAGCATCTTCCATTGCGATAGCAGACATAATATTTATCTTTGCCATCATTCCCATCAAACCAATTACATGGTCATACTGACCTTTTAGTTGGTCAAAAGAAACTCTCTTCATAAAAACAAAAGGAGTAGTTGTTAATGGATTAGGAATAAAATCTAATATTTTTCTTTGTTCTGGGAATACTATATAAGTACCACCCATATCATAATATTCAATTATTCTTAATCCAGCTCTTGTATTATCTTCCCAATCTTGTGAATTGTTAGTATCGTAACTTAAAAAGTTTGTAGGTACTGGTGTGAAATCATTATTATCCAAATCATCATCATCACCTTTTAAAATATCTTTTGCATGTTCTGGATATATCTGAGCTAATTTATATCTAGGTATTCTTCTGATAACAGCCATTTCTCTTGGTTGTTGGTCTGGACCAAAGTTCCCAGGGAAAGTATCATAAGGGTCTCTTAATTCAGCTGAAGGATATACATAACCATTTTCATCTACTTTTGTTGATATAACCCAAGCACAGTAACCATAACCAGGTAACCATCTAGAAGCTTGTTGTAACTGTCCAGATAAATTTTGACCTTCATCATAAGCTGTTACAATTCTTTCTAATTTTTCAGCTAAGTATTTACTTCTTTCAGAATCATTGTCATTAGGAATATCAACTCTAACTTGTGGTATTCCTGATATTTTCTGTGCAAGTCTATCTATTCCTGATTGTAATAAGTTAGGAGCAGGTAATAAGTCAGCATCTCCAGCATCCATAGAATTACCTAATAAAGCAGTTAAACCATCGACACCACCATTCAAGATAGACTTAATTCTACCTTTTTGTATCTGTCTTTCTTGTACTGCTTTTCCTGTAACTAATTCAGAAGCTGAATCAATTATCTCATCATAACTTTTTAAATCTAAACTTTCTATCCCCATGGTGCTTCATTCATATCTGTAACTTTGTAATCTCCATAACTTGGTTCATAATCTGTTCCTACATCTGCTAATCGTTCTTTTTGCAAGCGTCTGAAAACTTTCATAGGAAACCAACTTGCCATAACTATATCAGTTTTTTCCTTGTTTCGCTTAGAAACAGGTTTTCCATCAAAGTATAACAGTTGTTGTCTATATTTCTGTATCTTTGCGTTAGATTCTCCATCTCCACTAGGTAGATGAATTTTTCTATTATCAAACAAATCAGCCATAGCTCCTACACCATAGAGAGGGTCATGTTTATTTTTTCCTGTTAGGTGTCCTTGAACTTGTATACCACTACGTAGTGTGAATTCTTTAATTGCATCATCCTGTCTTATAGCAGATTGAAAACCATTTTCTTCTACTATCCAATGTCTACAATCATACTTTTGTAACCAATCAGACATTTGGTCAAGTGCAGCTCTTACTCCTCCACCTTTTCTATTTTCTAAATCTACTAAATATAATTCACCTCTATATGAATCAATACCCCATAGTACTGATGCCTGGAATCCTGATGATGCAGGGTCTAATCCAGCAACTAGATGTAAGTTTTGATAAACCTGTCCCATAACTAAATCAGGTCTCATACACTGGTCAATCATATTCATAGTAAAGATTTGTGTACCTTCAACATAAGTCTGGTTATAGTAAACCATTTCAAATATCTGCCTACCTCCTGTAGATTCAGCAGCTTCTAATCTAGACATTAACCATTTGAAAGTTCTTTTAGTAGGCCATAATACACAATCAAGATGTTCTTCTGGAGAATGTTCAGGTAAATCACATTCTAGTTTATGTGCTGATTCAACTATAGAAGTAAAGTTATCTGATTCTAAAAGATGGTTATATAAATCATCAGGATGCTGTCTTGAACCTATAACCACTACAGCAGTGTGTTCCTCTTTTCTTGAAGATAATGTTGTTGTCCACCATTGTCTTGTAGATTCTCTTGCACCAGGTTGCTGTGTAGTTTGATGGTCCTCAATGTCATCTGCAATTATTAAGTCACAGTCTCTTGATAGTATCTTTCCACCTTTACCTACAGCTACCATAGTTGGAGATTTGATTCCTGCTACTGTTCTTGTACCTACAGTAAATTGATTCTGACTCCAATTCTTTCCTGACCTATTATCAGGTTTGAAATTAGTTCCTGGGGGACAGTATGCATCTCTTAACTCTTCGTTCGTATCAAGCACGTCTAGGACTGCGCTAAGGGCATTCTTAGCTATATCTTCGTTTCCACCTACCCACATGATACGTATGTTCGGATTCTTACATATCTGATAAACAGCGAAGTGAATTAATAGTTCTGTCTTTCCGTGTCTAGGGGGACTTAGTATCAAAAGCTCCTTACCGTTCTTTATTGAATCAATAATATTATTTATCCATTTTTCATGAAAGTCAGCTGTTTCATACTTCTTACCCAACTCCGTCCTGAAGTATTTTTCGCGAAAGCTAGAAAAATTTACTAAGTTCTTTTGAGCTTCTTCAGATACTTCCCAGTCTTGGGCAGCAAGGGAGTTCCTGGTGTCGATTTTATAGGCAGCTGCCATACGGGAGACTGTAGCCGAGCTAGTCTCAAGGAGCAAAGATACCTCAGCTACACTAATGTCTCCATTAGCTAGTAAGTCTGCGTAACCTTCACTTACAAAAGATTGGTAATACTGACCTCTCCGTACACTAGCGTAATCGCCATCATCAGATTTTAGTTCTTTATTAATTGGTTTTACAACCTTGTCGTTATGTCGCTTGTCAGATGCAAATTGTCTTTTCTGGCATCTGGGAGAACAAAATTTTCTCTGTTTACCCTTAAGATGCTTCCTGCAGCCTTGAGCTATACATACAACATTTTTTGTCATTTAACTAACTTCCTGTAGATGTTTGCGTAGTTACAATTATATGGTAACATAACTCCAAATACAAACATTGAACATGAGTATTTTATTACAGGTAAAGGTGCGACCGAGACGCAGAAAGCTTAGAATCGATAATACGATAAACTAGAAAGACAAACTAAGTACCCGAGGATAAAAAAAATTGTTTAATCAGGCCTTTCCCCCCTATGCTCGCTACTGCCCAAAAAGACTGTAGCCACTTACTGTATACTGAATTACCAGCATATATTTTTAGACATACATATAACATAGACAACGTCAAGGTTAACACTGGTAGGTCAATTAACACTCAGTGAGATACTGTATACAGTATTAGGTAATGCTTTTCCATAGTAGGTACAGTATCTAACAGAGTGTTACATATTATACCTACCAGATATAGTATCCTTTACATTAAAGCACACCATATGTAGTTGAATGACATACCTTTACTAGCTTAAGGATACTATATAAGATACAGAGTATCTTTAACCTGTCAGCTTGATAACTAAACCTTTCTTGAATGTATTTCTTATACATACGCCATAGTAATGTCTGCCATTGCTTTCGCTATTGTCTGTAGAATTTCGTCTTTCTAGGTATAGAAGACAGAAATTCTGTACTTCGTACAAGACAATAAGGAGCGAAAGAATGGCTAAGAATCCATTAACTATTTGTGGCGCATGTGAGAAAGAAATACAATTCACATCAGAAAGGCCACAGTTATCATTTAAAGATAAGACAGGTAATATAAGATACTCTTATGCATTTATGCATAGAGATTGTCCTAGTTTAGTTGCACCTGTACATCAGACCGAAGGATACCTTTGGGCTGTAAGTAACCAAGGTAAGCAACTAACTAATCAAGCTAGAACTTTGGCTGATGCCGAAGTGATAGCTGAGCCTAAACAAATGGCTTTAAATGTATAACGTATCAAATACTGGTTTGATTATGTCAGGCCAGTATTTATATAATTGAAAGGAATAAAATGTATCAAGAAAAAGTATATCAAAGAGTTTTTCTAGGTAAAAAGAGAAAAACTAGGCAAGAATTAGAATATAGAATTCAATTAGTAAAAAAGATATTTGATTGGCTTACCTATAAACTTTATAAACTACATAAAAAGATAAATTATAAATATGTAGAAGTAACTTATTACGAAAATGAGTATAAATATATATAGAAAGACTGTCTATATAAATATATATTCTATATGGAAGAATATATATTTATATCTACGACAGTCGTGGATATAACAAGCTATATGAAAGGATATAATTATGGCAAATCCAATACCTTATAACGTACAATGTGCGTTAACAGGAGAAATATTGACAGAATGGAGCCAAGTAACTCCAATTCATCAATTTTCAAAAAGTATAAAAGGTAGTAGAGTCTACTTTTTACATATCGATAAAACGCAACCAGAGGTTGCTGAATTATTGGAAACTATTAGAAATGCCCAGACTACACTTTGGGAAATTCATAACCAAAGCCCAACTTCATTAAGAGGTAAGGCTTTACTTGAAGCTGACCAAGAAGTAGCAGAGAGTATTTCTGACGGTGATTCTATGAACGAGATGTCAGAAAGAGACCTTGTAGAAGTCGAATAATATATCTAAATATAAACTGCTGTTTTTCGGACAGCAGTTTATATTATTTAGTAATATAAATACTGAAAGGAATAATATGCAATGTATGAGATGTAAAGATAAATTTGGTTCAATACATAGTAATCATCATATGATAGATATGAATTTACAAATGGACTTTCCTATAGATTTATGCAATAAACATAGGAATTTTAAACCTAATAAATATATTGTCTGGATAGAAAGTACTTACTTTACATATTGGACTGTACCTAAATCAAATAAAAGAATTTATGGTGATACATATAAAGAAGGTTTAAAAAGATATTTTAGGTTTAAAGGTTGGCAAATGGCTAACCATAAAGGACCTTACTATAAATAATACTGAAAGGAAACTATGATAAAACTAGACGACATGTTAAATCAG